AATATAACTGTTATCGTTGTTATACGGTAACAGGACAACTTTCTTGCCGTTGTGAATATATCTTCCTTCGGCATCACGTTCATACAGATTTACAATGCTTACAACGTGATTTTTTGTCAGTTGTATATTGTTACTGCGTGTTATGATTAAATCCGGTAATTGCGTTATTCTGCCGAATACAGGACCATAGGTTTCACCCTTGTTTAAATTTTTCAGCATTTTTGCCAATTCTGTATATCCGTTATTCATATCATAATCGCTCCAAATCTAATTTATTGTAATGCACACCTTGTTTTATACTGTGCTGACTGCTATTTATCAAATATTTTTCATCACCGATAGCGATAACGCTTCCGGATCTGGTATAGCTGTTCAGTTCTTCAATAATTTCACCGGAATATGTTTCGATTGTAGTGTTCAGCTCCGACAACTTGTTTTTTGCAACTTCCTTTGCGTCTTCATTTTCACCGACTTTGATAATTTCTTGCAGAAAACCGAATTGTGCAATGCTATTTTCATCTTTCAGCGTTGTTAAAACATCTGTATCCGAAATAACCTTTACACTTGTTTTTCTGTCCTCGATGCTGGTTCTATGCTCAACGTTTCCGATATACTTTATTGAATTTTTCAATTCGGTGTTTGACGATATTCTGAATTGTGGATTTACGACCATATCCGCACAATTATAAATTCTGATACCGTCAGGAACAAAATCAAAATTATGTACACCACCGCACAGTGTCAGTATGTCAGCAATAACATCTGATACCGCCTTGTCCACATAAATTTGTGTAATCAATAATGGTAATTCCGGTATCATCACAATAGGAATACATAAATCACTGCATATTTTTTTTATACAGTCATCAGCACGCATTGCAGTGAATTGATATGTATCACTGGTTTTGTTCAGATACTGTCCCACATCACCGGCAACATATTTATTAACGTAATTATCGCCGTCATCAACTTCGATAATTACACCCCTAAAATCTTCTTGTGTACCGCCACTATAACGAATAATATCGCCCTCTTGCGGTTTGTACATATTGATGTACTTCATATCACCTGCCTTTGGTACGCTGAAATTAAACAGCGTTGCAAGCGTATCCTTGGTATTTTGCCACGATATATCGCCAACATATGATGATATATCAATATCGTTGCATAACACCGTTAAACCGCCATTATGGCGGTCACACTGCATAGGTGTTTGTTTGAATATTGTCGGATGTATGGAAATTTTCTCGTTTGTGTCGATAAAATGATATTCCTTTTCATTTTCTGCCATTGTGCTTCCTGCACCGCCGTAGGTTGGTTCGCTGTCCGAAGTCCATATTGCCTTAATTCGTGCTGAACGGTTTATGCCGGCAGCATTTAATGCTGATGTAAATTCATCATTATTTCGCACAACTGTTCTGTCAATAATGAATTCCAATACATTACGGTCAAACGGGTAGTCGTGATACATATGTTTACTATCTGTTTCACTGTCTTTTTTTTCGTCAGCCTTTACGCAATAAATCGTCTTACCATCATCAAATTCCACTTTGATAAATGTTCCGTCCGGACCGTAGTATGAACCCATTGCTACACAATAGAATTCTTTGTATTTTCGTAGTCCACCATTTGCAGTTGTCGAATTACTGCCCCATAAATAGCTATATCCGCCTGATGATTTATCAGTGTATAACTGATATGCCATATATGCTTTTGTGGCTAAATCCCTGCCGATATTCGGTACTTCTCGCGCCGTCCAAGCGGCAGTCATTCCGCTACTGCTATCCAAATTAAAATGAACAAACGTCAATCCGGACATTGATAACGTTCTGGATCGAACCATATCGGATGAATTGCCTTCAATCGTTGTGATATTAGAACCGTCACACGATGCAACTATACCTACATGATTCGCCCAATCCGAACCATTGTAATTTATTAAAAACAAATCACCTGCTTCGGGATTTTTATTGGTGAAAACCTCACCATGTCCCTGATTCGCATAATGTGCAAAATAACCGGCACTTGCCGTTTTTGGCATTATGTCTGTTGTAATGCCTGCTTTATTCGCACACCACGAAACAAATACCGCACACCACGGATAATTACTTCCGTCTACTTCGTGTCCGTAAAACCATGTATTATATTTGACGTTGTTCGTTCCGTTTTCTTTTGTGCCGCTTTCAGCCTGTGCAATTTTAACTAAATCCTGTCCACTTGCCATATTTAATCACCAAATACTCCGGCTTTGTCTAAAATAACTAATATGCGAATCATATTCTTTGTCAGTCCCAAATCGTCATCATCAATAC